TCTGCGTCATACCACCAACTCCCCATCGATGTACTCGCGGTCCGGCCACTTGTAATCCATGCCGTCACCGTTATCCTCGCTCGTCGGCTCGTACTCGAACCGGTGACCATCCTTCTCCCACTGCACGTGCAGCAGCCCCCACTTGATGTAGAAGTCATGTGCCGACTCAATCGGCAGGGGGCCATGACTGTCACGGGGCCAATCCTCGATGTGGTTGATCTCCCAGAAATGTGTGGCCTGTACGTGGTACTCGGCCTCAATAATCCTCGCCATCTTCTGCCTCCATTGCATCGCGCTCTAGCATCCGCGCTTCATAAACAGCTTCCTCCACATACCGAAAAGGACCAGCCACCGTGATGTCCAACTTGGTGTCCACGACGTAGCTTTTGTAAAAGCCCTCCTCGGCAACCGCGAATCTCGTCTCACCCATAGACTTCACTCCCGAACAGACCGCACTGGATGATCGAGTCAGCGATAGCGGCATCGATGTCACAGGTGTATGGGTTCATGATCGACAGCTTGACCTCGGGCAGCAGGCCGTTGATGCCACGTGCCACAATGTCGAGTGTCTTGCCTTTGGCAAAGTCACCCTCGTCGCCTTCCCACGCATCAGCGTTGTGCTGAATGGTGACCTCGAAGTTTTTCAAAAGATCGGTGCCGTCCTTCATCGAAAACTTGGGATCATGCTTGACGCGATCGATCCAATAGTTGCTGCCGCCCTCCAAGGCTGTGACCCACACAGCTTCGCAAAGATCGGCCCACGCATCCCAGTCGGGATTGGATTGGATCAGGATTCTTGGTGCGCCGGTCACGGCGGAATATTCGATGTCAGTCATTGAGTGTCTCCATTCAGCCTGTCAACGTAGGCATCGGCTTCACGCTCCGCTGCCTCGATCTTTTGATACTCGATGCTGTCAGCCATCCGACCCTGCACATCATCGTAAACTTGCAGATTCATTGCGCCATGCTCGGCGGCCCACGAATCACGGCTCATCCATGTGGCATCCTCTTCCATGCCCATCAGCCAACTCTTTACCTTGCCCATGCTTCAAGCCCCTTCAAAAAGTTGTTCAGATCAAACTCGACAAACCTCGTGTTACGAACCCTTTTCAACTTGTCACCGTCCACGAAATAAATTCCATGCGGTGTCGTCTTGTGGTTCCGCAGCACACGATAAACATGAATACGACTGGCGTACCGTTGCCCATCCTTCAGCGGGAACGCATCCCGATTCCGGATGATCTTCTTCTCCAGACCACGAATCGAATCACACACAGGCACCAAACGATCAGCGACGTATTTACCGTCGTCATCAAGGACTTGTTGCTTTGCGTAATATCTCGGCATATCTTCTCTCCTATGGTTGCCGTTGTCCTATAATCCATAGTAACTAACCATTACTAACAGTCAACAACAAATACGCTACTAAAACGATTTTCTACGGGTAAACAGTTTTTGTTTTTGTTTTTTCTAAAATGGCGTAACAAGCGTAACAAGCGTAACAAACCCTTATCCACCAACAATCACAGCCGTTACGCTTCTGTTACGCTGTTACACTTATGAGTCGGGGTGGACGATGACTTTTGGTTTTTCAAACTGCAAAGGGCAAAAAATATCGCTATGGGAAAAGTAGGTAGACCCGCCGGACTGACGAACCGGCAACGTGAATTTGCCAAGTATTACGTCGAAGGTAAGTATAGCAACGCTGAGTGTGCGCGGAAGGCTGGGTACGCGGAAGGCAGTGCCAACGTGCAGGCAGCAAAACTTCTTGACGGCAAGACATTTCCAGAAGTGCCGAAGCTGATCAAAGAAATGCGGCAGGCACGGGAACGTCGATATGGCGTCACGCTGCTGAACCAGTTGAAGCGGTTCGAAGACTTGTCTATCGCTGCCGAAGAGGCTGGGCAGTTTTCTGCTGCCATCAATGCCGAGAAGATTCGATCCGCACTGGGCGGGTTGACCATTGACCGGCGTGAGTCGACGCACGTTCATCAACTTGACTCGCTGTCCCGTGAGGAGATCGTCGCTAGACTCGCTGCCATCCGGCAGGAATACCCCCATGCATTCGACAACATGAAACGAGTGGAAGATGCCCAAGACGGAGCGCAGCCTGTGGAACTCCTTGAAGCAGAATTTACCGAAAAAGACCCACTGCCAGCGGATTGAAAACCGTGCTGGACAAGGGATGCCGGACGTATATCTGTGCATGGATGGGGTGCCGGTCTGGTGCGAGTTAAAAATAATAAAGAATAATCGCGTATCCTTATCAACCTCACAAATTGCTTGGCATTTGGCGCATACCCGTTGTAACGGTGTCAGCTTTTTCTTGGTGCATGATCCCTCGACGGGCGATGTATTTTTATTTGACGGTGGTTCGGCGGCCATGATCCATGGATCGCGGTTGGATAACTTGCGCTCCTGCGGCCCTGCGCCTGCGTGTGTGTGGGCAGGCCCGCTGCGGGCTGCGCCTGCGGCCCTGCGTGCCTGCGCCCATGAGTCGTGGGCCAGGAACTTCGAGTAAAAAAACACGGACCGCGATTCGCGGTCCGTGTTCCTCGGAGGATTAGTGTTGGTGATAGGAGACATTGACAACGTCAGCGGACCAGCAAGCGCGGCACTCGCTGCATTTGCCGCCTTGCTGCGGCGCTGGGCAGATCTGCCCGCGCGGGATATCGTAGAGGGACCGCGTCCCGCTGTGGACTGTGCTAGTGTGCACGAATCCCTTGGACCGTGGTCCGTCAATCATGTGGGCAGACATACGCAGGACCGCATTGTCGGGCAGGCGGTCGATCTGTAGGGCGCGCGTCCATTTTTCATATTCGCGGGACGGTATCCAATGGCGCTTGTTTGGTGTTTGCCTGCATACTTCGATGATGTTCAACGCCATGCCGACACTGCCAACGTCGCCCGAATCAAACCAGCGAAACCATTCGCTGCGGACAATGTTCAGCACGTTAATCATTCGCGGCACAAAGTCGGACGCGTTAAAAAATTCCTCGCGTTCGATCATCTTTTTGCGGACGTTCGGCATGCGATACATGCCCTTGCGGGCGTAGCAGTTAGCGCATGTGCTGCCTTCTACCTTGGCGAGCCTGCTGCCTACGTCGCACAGCCACGCGTCCCGGCTGATGCTATAGCCGGGCATCTTCGAGACATTGGACAATAGTTTTTTGTCCTCTCTCGCTTGTTTCAATTCTTTGGCATTCATCGTAATCCCTCCAATGTGATGGTAGATAACTGTTGCATAAATTTACTAAAACGTCAAGTCTGCGGCCTGCGGCCTGCGCCCTTTATCGTATCCCGGGGCGGCCCCGGGACGCGGGCGCTGCGCCTGCGCTCGATAAAAAACCTGCGTACGCAGGTTTTTTTGCGGGCCGAGCAAAAAAGAAGCGGGCGACCCGAGTCGCCCGCTCGATGTTAGAGGATCCCCGGGGGAAAGTGGTCGGACCAAAAGTCTTCATACGCACACTCGATAGCTTCGTGTGGTGACATGCCTTCGTCAAAGTAGTCACGCCATCGAGCGTCCGGGAGATCATCGATCCCCACACCGATCTTTGCACCGATGATTTGATTGCACTGACGGTAGAAGCTGCTGAATGATTCATACATTGTTCCCTCCATACTATGATCACTAAGCGTTGCATATAATTACTCAAAAGGCAAGCGCGATCTGCGCTTGCGCGCTAAAAGAAAACCTGCGTACGCAGGTTTTCTTTTAGGCCCGGGACAAAAGAAAAGGGCGGCCTGGGCCGCCCTTTCCGTTAGATCCCATCACCCCCGCAGCTTTCGCAGACTTCGTCGCGCTCGACGTGAAAGCCGCCGTGTTCGTGATCTACGACGGAACGCGTGACTTGGGTCACGCCTTGACCATCGCAGTCTGGACACTTGGCGTGGTCTGGAACGGGAAGCGTCAACGCTTCCCGAAACTCCGCCAACTGCTGTGCCAGCTTGTTGATGTCCATTCACGCTGCCTCCTTCACAAGACGGTAGCCGCCGCCGTCGCGCACGGACCGTGATTCGATCTTAATCTTGTGCTGAGTCCGCAGCACGTAGATGTGCTGATGGATCGCGTTCTTATTGACCCGCTTGCCTGTCGCCCGACGCACTGCCGAGATCAGGTTGCTGGTCGACACGTACTTGCTGCCGCCCTGCATTAACCGATCAAACACTGCTGCTGGGAGTGGGGCCATCTTCCGCGCACCAGCGGGTGCAACTGTCCGCGTCATGGCGGTGGGTGCCATGACCTTCTCCATATGCTGCTTGGCTGCGGCAGTCTTGTCGGCTGCCGCAAAGATGTCCGCCCACTCGGCGGCTGCTGGTAACTCCAGCGTAATGGTGATAGGGAAATTAAACTTTTTAGGCATGTCTAAATCTCCTTTTGACTAGACAGGTTTAAGGCATGATTGCCCATGACTCAACGTTAGCAGCTATATGCAACCATCACAAGAGGTTTCTCGCTCACTATGAGCGGGGTTACTGTGGCAGGTTGTCGCAGGGCAACGCTCAAAATGAGCGCCTGCCCCCCTTGCGCGCGCCCATGGCATATGCGTAGCATATGCCATGCTGGGTTGATAATTTCGATGGCCCGTAATATCGTTCGAGCATGACGGGTAACTTAGACCTCCTCCCTGAAGAAGTCCTGAAAGAGATGCTGCTCCTCGAAGAGCAGCGTCAACGTCTTGAGGTGCGCGACGTAGCTCAAGAAAAATTTATGTCATACGTGCAGCACGTGTATGACGGCTTCATTGTCGGGCGGCACCACAAAATCATTTCTGAAAAACTCGAACGCATCGCATCGGGTGACTTGAAGCGTTTGATAGTCAACATGCCTCCGCGACACTCGAAGTCAGAGTTTGCCTCGTATCTTATGCCTAGTTGGTTCCTCGGCAGAAATCCGAAGTTAAAAATCATTCAGGCTACAATGAACACGGAACTTGCTGTAAGATTTGGCCGCAAGGTCAGGGATCTTATCGCGGATCCGTTGTATCATGAGATTTTCCCCGATACCGACCTTAAACAGGACAGCCAAGCAGCCGGTCGGTGGGAGACCAGCGCGGGCGGGGAATATTTTGCAGCCGGGGTGGGTGCTGCAATGACGGGGCGCGGCGCGGACCTTCTTATTATTGACGATCCGCACTCGGAGCAGGACGCTCTGTCGTCCACGGCCTACGATCAGACATACGAGTGGTACACATCTGGCCCGCGTCAGCGTCTTCAGCCGGGTGGTGCCATTATTATTGTCCAAACACGCTGGTCCAAGAAGGATCTGACGGGCAGGTTACTGCAAGCACAGGCGGCTGACCTGATGGCTGACCAGTGGGAGGTGGTCGAGTTTCCTGCGATCATGCCGTCGGGGGAACCACTTTGGCCTGAATTTTGGAAAAAAGACGAGCTTCTAAAGGTGAAAGCCTCGCTGTCGTTGGGTAAGTGGAATGCTCAGTGGCAACAGAATCCTGTATCCGAGGAGACCGCTGTCATCAAGCGGGAGTGGTGGAACGAGTGGACAGAGGATGACATCCCGCAACTTGACTACATTATTCAGTCCTACGATACGGCGTACTCCAAGAAAGAGACCGCTGACTACTCTGCCATCACAACGTGGGGCGTGTTCGAGCCACACGCGAATGGTGAGCAACACCTAATTATGCTGGACGCCAAGCGTGGGCGGTGGAACTTCCCCGAGTTAAAACAGATTGCGCTTGAGGAGAATGAATACTGGGAGCCGGACATGATGCTCATCGAGGCCAAGGCGACGGGTATGCCACTGGCTGACGAGATGAGGTTACTGAACCTCCCTGTCATTACCTTCTCGCCGGGTCGCAAACGGGGCGGGGGTGGTTTGGACAAGACCACACGTATGCATATGGCCTCTCCTATATTCGAATCAGGAAAAGTTTGGTATCCTGCCGCGCAGAAGTTCGCGGAGGAAGTAATCGAAGAAGTAGCTTCGTTTCCAAATGGCGACCATGATGACTTCTGTGATAGTATGACAATGGCCTTGATGCGTTTCCGTCAAGGTGGTTTTATCAGTTTACAGGGTGAAGAGCTAGAAGACATGCTCCCCAGCAGAAAACGTGAGTATTATTAATGGTCGCTGTTCCACAACCCAACCCTCGTCGCCGTCCGATGACTCTCCCTACTCCCCCGCCCGTGAACCGTGGTGCGGGGATCATGGCCCTACCGATGCGTCGTCCGACGGCGTTGGAACGAAAGCGCGGGCGTCGTCTTCAATATCCTGGTGATCCCAGGGTCGCCGATCCACGGTCCTTTAGCGAACGCATGGCGGAGGGCGCGGATGTTTTGGAGGGCATTGGTGCTGGTGCGGTAGCTGGTGTTGGTGGTCTTATTCCAGATATTTTGGCGTTGGTGGGCCGTGATGCCCCGATGCTGTTCTCTAAATATGTGATGGGTGAAGAGCTATCCGAGGACGAGAATGCCATTTTCCGTGCGTTGACCAAGGTGCAGGACGTTGCTGGTGCTGAAGCAATTTTGCGTGGCATGGGTTATGGCGAGAAGATAGATGCGCCGAGCGACAGTCCAGATGCGCTATCACAGATGGGTGTCACTCCTTTTCGGCAGGGTGCGTTTTTTGGTGAGTTTGTCGCTGATCCGTTTGCTGCGTTCAAGGGTGTAAAGTTTCTGGCGAAGGCTGCTGGGGCGGATGCTAGCGCACGAAGCATCGCCGACAGTATGGGTTTCGGGGGTCCGGGTGATCCTCGTCGTCGTTTATTACCTTTTCTTCCGGAAACACAAGAGGCGTTGGATGATGCGCTTGCGGCGGCACCTGTGTCTTCTACGGACGATGCCGAGGTTTTCACTGTCCGCATGCCCAACGGCCAGGAGGTAGAGGGTTCGGAGGACGATCTTCGGCGTTTGTATGTTCAAGCGCAGGCAGCGGAGCGTCTGGAGGTTTCTCAACAGCAGCAGCTTGAACAACTTGACCAGCAGTTTGCGGCAGAGGGTGTGTATGACTCCGATGCAACAGACCCTGATTTTCGGATTGACTCCACGGACGGGCAGTTTGGTTTTGCCCCCAACATCCGTCAGGAGGAGTTAGACATTCAGTACGGTACGGGCACCGTTACTATGAATCCGGATATTTTGCCGGGGGGTCTTCCCGGCGGGGATGGCGCGACAATTTTCAACTATGTTCCGGGTTTGACTGATGGGGACATGGTTGTAGGCACGAGCACTCGTCCTTTTAGTTTCTATGAGTTTCAGGAAGACATGTACGACATCACGGGTCGCCGCATCCCGGCAGGTTCCCGGATTGCGTGGCCCGAGTCCATGTCTGACGAGTTTCAAAACCTGTTTCACAACAGTGCCCCGGAGCCACAAGCACGGCCCACGCCCCCTGCTCCAGAGGTTCGTGCCAGTGCCGAGCCGACTCCGCCTCCAGCGACGACCGCAGAAGATATTATTGATGCCGAATACGAGGAACTTTTTGGTCCCGGCGAAACTTCAGTTGTATCTGATACTCCGCAGGCTGGGTTCACGGGTGTTGTAGACACGCCGTTAATACCGACGGATCGCGTTATGCCGATGACGGCCAGCCTAGATACAGAGGTTGCGCGGCACAGCGTCATGACCAGAGACGCTGCACGGCAAGGTGATATCGTGGATTACTCGCCGATGTACCAGCTTATCGACCGGCTGCCGGACAATCGAGCTATGTCGAAGGAAGAGGTGCTGGACTCGCTGCGTGGGGGTTTTGGCGAAAGTCTGAAGCGGGACCGTGAAAGTTCTCAGTTTGTTGAGTTTCTCGAAAAGCATGGTTCGAATCAACTGTACCGTGGTCAGGTTATCGCGTTGTACCGTGACTATACCCCGCAGCTTCGCGTAAAGACCTTGTTGCAGTCAGAGGTGGGTGCTGATGCGGCGCAGGGTGGGCCAGTGGTCCGACTTGAAGATTATGGGCAGTACAGCATCGATCCTAAATATGGCGAACAGATGCACATTTATTTGAGTAACCCCAACTCAACTGTGCCGTTCATTGAGGGTCAAACAGTACAAACTCGCGGAGGCGTGTATGCCGGTTATGCAATGCGCGCTAACCCCGGTACGATTGCAGATCACAATATTGGCGCTACAGGTGGCCCGGGCACTACAGCCCGCGCCGAGTCTGGTGTGCCGGGATATTTTGGACATATTCGTCTGAAAGTTATAACGGACGGGCAGGGTCGTAGAATCGGTGTTCTCGAAGAGTTGCAGTCGAACGCCACGGTTGCAGAGCGCAAGTTTGCAATGGGTCGAGGAGATGAGTTTCGGTTTCTTACAGGCGAAGAGCGGTACAATCTTGATACATTGGCGGAGCGCGGTCCGGACTTCCGACAAGTATTCGAGGACGCTGCACAAAGTCGTGCACAGTCGGGGACTGCTACGTTTGAAGCAGACTTTTTGAACAGCCTTGAAACGCAGTTGCAGGACACAACCAGCGCGTTTGGTGGCGATTTGGTTTTGATTGGTGGCGTTCGTCCAAGTCCCACTGACACAACCGACACCATCGTGTCGGTGTATGAAGCGGCGCCCACTGGCGTTCCTAGCAACTTGGATCCAAGGACCGATATTGCGCCTGTCACCGAAGTTCTTTCAAAGTTGATGACAGGGCATTTGACTAGCGTCATTGACGATGCAGAACTTGATAGAATTGCCGGCCCGGGGCTGTCTTCTAGTCAAATAGACAGTGCGGGTGAGTTCTCGGTTTTCCGCATAGACGCTCGACCTCCTTCTGGTCGGACACAAATCAATGAGGCCGGAGATCTCGTGCGAGGTGGACGACTTCCGAACAATGACATCGAACGTGCAGACTCTGTTACAAGAGCGTTGAGAGGCGCGCTTATCGACAACACTGCTAGTTTTCTTGATGCAGAGGACATTGCTACACTGAACCGTGTGATTCTCAAACGAGCACAGGGCGCCGACACAATTGATTTTGCCTCTGAGGGTGGGGATGTACTTAGCACCCCGGTCAATCGAGAAATCTACAGAGACATTCGAGATGCTGCGGAGCGTGGAGAGCAGCCCCTTGATTTCTTGCTGTCTGATAGAAACCCCGGAGATGCGTTCGGCAAGGGTAACTTCGACATACTTTTCCGGTCAGATCCCGGCTTGTTTGGTTTCCTTGGCTCAAATGTTGACGAAATCGCGCTCAGTGACACCAACACCAGTGTCCCGGCCATGGTCCAGCGTAACCTACAACAGCGGATTACTACTGATGTAGCCGGTACGATTGAACAGGGAATCTTCCGTCCGACATCTCCAGAAGCCAGCATCGCAGAAATGAACCTGCTAATTGATGAAAGCGGGTTAAGCGCCGAACGTGGAGAAGAACTGAAGCGTTCGTTTGAGACTTGGGTCAACACCATCAATGACCCAGAAGCGGCGGACGCGTATCGTCCTGGCACTCCGTTTGCGGGCAAGTCCTCTGATGCCTATTTCAATCAGTTTGCGGTTCGTTTGATGTTGGCCGAAGCACAGAAAAAAGGACTCGATGGCGTTATCTTCCCGAACTGGGAAGATTTTAAAGCTGCTGGGGGCCGACCGGATGAACGTGTCGTAAAAGAAATTTACGAGTCGCACGTTAGCAAGGGCTTAAATCAGGCTGTGGATAGGCAAGACATTGTTGAGCTTGACACTATTGAAGCTGTTGACCCCACAACAGGGAACTTGGAAAAGCCGCAGGTGGCCGGCAGGGACCACATGTCAGCCCGCGCCGTATATTTTGGAGATCGAATTCGCACACGTCGTTACCGTCCGGAAGAACGTCCGACTCCAGACACATTAACTTACGAAGAAAATCTTGGTCCGTTGAGCGATGTGTTTGAAAACAAAGTAATCCGCCGTGCGAAGGGTGGTCCCGTAGACTTACGACCTAAAAAACTGGTACACTCCGGCATCGGGGGTATGGCAAGACAGGTGATGTGATGGCAAAAGAAATTGACGACGTAATGATTGCGAGTCTTCGAAGTCAACAAGAACTGGTAAAGGACTCGTTACGAAAATTTAAAGGCACCCCGGAAATCCGCGAGATTCTTTCTGACAGCATATTGAAGATGGAACAACAGATACGCGACATTCAAGGCACGACTCGCATGCACAAGAATGGTGGCGTGGTGATGAAAAAACGCGGTGGCACTTTCAAGGGGACATTCTAATGGGCAAGATGAAAGACAAGAAGATTCGTGAAGAAGACGCGATAATGGAAGAACTTCGCGAACGCTTCTATGATCCGGGTCCGGGTGAGGTAGACTATTCAGCGCAGATGTCGTTTGACGAGTATGTCAAGCGTATTGGTCCCGGCAAGGCTGCTGGTGGCATGGTCAAGGGTTTTAGCCCCATTGCCCGCCCACAAAAGTTTAAAGGCGTATTTTAATGGCACTTCCTCCGCAGATGGTTGACATGGCGATGGGCGCTGGTGGTCCAGCAGAACAGTTGCCACAGGAAATGATGGTCGAACTTCCCGACGAGAACATGCTCCCTGATGGCATTGAGCTTGCCGGTATGGAAGAGATGGTTGAGGTTCAGGCCGAGATGTACGACCACAACGCAAACCTTGCGGAGATTCTTGACGATTCTGTTCTTGGTGCGTTGTCCTCGGACTTGCGTGACAAGATCGATGATGATCGTGAGTCACGAGAAGATTGGGAAGAGGCGATATCCAAGGGCTTGAAGCTGCTTGGTGTCAACTACGAAGAGCGCAATGACCCGTTTCTTGGCGCGAGTGGTGTGCATCATCCATTGCTGAGTGAGGCTGTTACGCAGTTTCAGGCGCAGGCGTACAAGGAGATGCTGCCGGCGGGTGGCCCGGTGAAGACACAGATTCTGGGCGCACCGAACAAAATGCTGGAGGATCAGGCCCAGCGTGTAAAAGACTTCATGAATTACCAGATTACGGAGATCATGGAGGAGTATGACCCGGACACGGATCAGATGCTGTTCTATCTGCCGCTGACGGGTTCCACATTTAAAAAGGTCTACTTCGATCCCGGCAAGCAGCGGGCTGTTTCGAAGTTTGTCCCGGCGGAGGATCTGATCGTTCCGTATTCGGCGAGTGACTTGAACACTGCCGAGCGTGTCACACATGTGGTGCGTATGACTGAGAACGAGCTTCGCAAGTTACAGGTTGCGGGCGTGTATCGGGACATTGACCTTCAGGCTGGAGACGAAGACGATGATAGCTCGATTCGAACAACTGGCAATGAACTGCAAGGCATTCGTCCGTCGTATGGCGACGACACTTTCACACTGCTTGAAATCCACACAGAGATCGATCTCGAGGGCTTCGAGGACATTGACGAGGGCGGTGAGCCTACAGGGGTTAAACTCCCTTACATTGTCACTCTGGATGAAGGTTCAGGACAGGTTCTCTCGGTGGTGCGAAACTATCGACAGGCGGATCCACTTCGCAGAAAGCGACAGTACTTTACTCATTTTAAGTTTTTGCCTGGGTTTGGGTTTTATGGCTTTGGCCTGTTACATACTATAGGAGGCTTGTCACGTGCAGCGACATCTATCCTCCGTCAGCTTATCGATGCGGGCACTCTTTCGAATCTTCCTGCTGGCTTTAAAGCTCGTGGCGTTCGTATTCGCAACGACGATGAGCCGCTTGCTCCTGGCGAGTTCCGTGATATTGATGCTCCCGGTGGTGATCTTCGGAATGCTCTTATGCCCCTTCCATACAAGGAACCTTCTGGGACACTTGCTCAACTACTGGGCGTTATCGTCGATTCAGGAAGACGATTTGCCCAAGTCGCCGATGCAAAAATCGCGGATACTAATGCACAAGCTCCCGTCGGAACCACAGTTGCATTAATCGAGCAGGGGTCGAAGATTATTTCTTCGATTCACAAGCGTCTGCACTATGGTCAAAAGAATGAGTTCCGTCTGCTTGCGGAAGTGTTCGCCGACAACCCGATGCCGTACCCGTATTTTGTGGGACAGAATGTGCCGGCGGAAGTTATGCAGCAGGACTTTGATGGTCGTGTAGACATCTTGCCTGTGTCGGATCCGTCGATCTTCTCTATGTCGCAGCGTTTATCACTGGCGCAGACACAGATGCAGTTGGCCGCGCAGGCTCCGCAGCTTCACAATCAATATGAAGCGTATCGTCGTATGTACGACGCGCTGGATGTGAAGAACATCGACGCAATTTTACCACCGCCACCCCCACCGCAGCCAATAGATCCGGCAACAGAAAATGCAAATGCTGTGAAGGGTAAGCCGGTGCAGGCGTTTGCTCCGCAAGATCACGAGGCACACATTATGGCGCATGCCATGTTCTTGTCCTCGCCGGCTGGTGCAGCTAACCCACAGGCGTTTTTGGTGTTGTTGTCCCACGTTCAGGAACACATCGGCATGCTTGCTCGAGATCAGGTCATGGCCTTCTTCCAAGAAGCTGCCAAGCAGGCCGTGGCCGCAGGTGAGCCTGTGCCACAGATTGCACCCGATCTAGTGGAGTCCACGGTTGCCCAGCAAACCACGCAGATTATGAAAGATATCATGCCGATGATCCAACCTGCACAGCAGCAGGATCCGTTGGTGGGGATCCGTCAGCAGGAACTGGAAAACTCCAAGATGGAGGTTCAGCGCAAGATGATGAACGACCAGATGGACTTCCAAGTTGATCAGGCGAAACTGCAACAGGCTTACGAATTAGCCCAACAGCGTCAGGCACTACAGTCTGACATCGCCGAGGCACGAAACGATGTCAACGTATACCGCATCAACACACAAGCTGCATTGTCGAGGAACAAATGATCCAAGCATTGATTGGGCCTATCGCCTCTCTGGCCGGTACATGGCTCGAAGGCAAGGTCGAGAAGACCAAAGCTGAAACAGGAGCGCAAGTTGCGAAGGCTAAAGCTGAAGCTACGATTATGGAAAAGAAGGCTACGGGCGAGATTGACTGGGATCTGGAAATGGCTCGTGGCAGTCAGTCGTCTTGGAAAGATGAGTGGCTGGTAATACTGTTTTCGATTCCGCTCATTTTGAGCTTTATCCCCGGCATGGAGGGTGTGGTTGCCAATGGTTTTGCACAGTTGGACCAGATGCCTGAGTGGTATCAGTATTCCCTTGGTGTTATTGTTGCTGCTTCTTTTGGCGTACGTAGCGCTACCAAGTTTTTTGGTAAGAAGTGATGATGCCGATGTGGGATATGCACAATCGCACCACACCGGAGCAAGCGGAGAAAAATCGTGGCCGAAGTTACAATGGAAAGATTTCTGCGGTGGAAGATACTGCCCCGCTTGATGATGATTATGATGTCAATATCCGCTTGGCGGGTAGTGGAGTGGTTTATGACACTGGAAGACCCGACGCCAGCACAGGCAGGTCTGGTAAGTGTAGTCACGGGGGCCATGACCGGTGCATTTGCGGTGTGGCTGGGTCACGAGAAGGACGGCGGTAATGGAACGAACGTGCGAAGAGTGGGACGACCTGATCCTGACAATTAAAATGCGTATCCGAGAAATCGAAAAAAAGATTGGTCGGAGAAAGGACTGACAATGCCAAGGCCACGTATCAGACAGTTTGCTGGCGACATGGGAATAAGTTATGATCAGGCCAAGGGTCTTATCAACGAGGGCCGCCGCCGCAAGGACGGTGGCGCAGAAGTATTGGAGAGCAGCATGAACAAGATGCGTGGATTTAATGCTGGAGGCACCCTGTCTCGTGCTGCGAAAAAATTAAACAAGCGCGAAGCTGAAATAGAAGAGATGGCACGGATTGCCACAGAAGACACCGATATCGACGTGAATGTTGACAAAGACAGGTTTACAGAAAAAAAAGACTTTCTAGACTACGCACCGCCCAAAGATTCTAAGCGTGGTCGCAACAAACCTCGACGCAAAGCTGACGGCGGCACCGTATACGCGGAGAGTGGCAAATACATGTCTTGTCGCGGCATGGGCGCTGCAATTCAGGGCAACAAGTTTACTGGAGTGAAGTAAGTGGCCCAAACTTTTCGCACAGACCCTAACACCGGCAGAACAGTAATTAGTCAGGACAACGTCGTTGGTCGGCAGATGGCTAGCGGGGAGAAGATCGACAATCGTTTCGCAACGAATGACCCTCGTTCTAGCTACGACACGATGAACGCTCCGACTCGTGCGGGCACCGGCTACATGTCACGTTCCGAGTTTGAGGCTGTGTCGGGCATGACTGACACAAATCCTTACGGCAACGACGGTATTTTCACTCGAGTGTTTGGGATCGATCCAAGTAAGATCGATTACACCAGTCATCTTGGTGCCCGAGGCATCGAGAATGTTAAAAAAATGGCGTACGACAGGTTTATGAATCCTTTCGCCAAGGTTGATGTTTTTGGAAATCCTACGATGGGGGCCAGTTCTTCGGAAGGCACGACCAGAAGCGGTGTGCGGCCGGGAGACTTGACTATTTTTGGCCCAGCAGCCGAGGGCCAAGCAGAGGGAATCGGTGCGCTTATCGGCAATGCACTTGGGTTTAACATGAACCCCACGATTATACCGGGCACTGTGGGCAGCGATGCTCGAGGTCAGGACAGGGGTATCTACGACTTTGAAGTGCCCGAGAACATGAACCAGTTGGTTTCTGCCGCGCTACGAGAGAATGCAATTGAAGCACGTGACCCAGCGGCAGTTCCTGAAACTATTGATCGCGGAATATTTACGACGGACGACGATAGTCCAAGTGGCGCTGTGGACTACGACACAGTTTCTCAGTTTGCTCCGGCAGAAAGCACCTACGATCTTGAGGCACGTTTGGATCGAAGACGTGCGGATACGCCGACAGTTGCTGAAATACTACTAAACGAGGAGCCGACCTACACTGGGCCGTTTACCTCTCAGATTGCAGAAGACATTTACCGGTCAGGGCCAGACACACCAGTGGGGACTGCCCCGCAAGGAACCGGGACGGGTGACACAGGTGGCGCCACGGTTCGGCGTAATGCTCCGTCTCTTGACACGAGCCTAGAAGACCTTGAGCGAAGCGGCGCTCGTTCGGACTTTTTGATGGATATAATCGAAGAGTTGCGGCGGACCAACCCACTTGATGAACCTGTGCTTTCCGAGCAGTCTTTAGCACCTTCGACAGGTGATCCCATCGACTTGATTGGCATGATTCCGCCCCGTCCCATGACGCTGCCGACACCGAAGCCAGATCGTGGGCCGAGCGCAGGCGACCTGGCTTTTGCCAGAATTCTTGAACAACAACTCGCACAACAGAGAGCGATGTGATGAAAATCGAGATCAAACTAATCCCAGACGGACTCGATCTGGCGAAAGAGATTCAAGACGGCATTCCGATTGACCGCATGGTTGATGCTGACGGAGATGACGGAGCTTGTCCTGTAGCCACGCAAGACGCGCAAGAGAACGAGGACAGCAAGCGTATAGCTATAAAAGAGTTTCAATATGGCGCCGCCATGGATCCCGAGCAGTCTTGTGGCGTGTGTGCATACTACAACATTTCGCCACAAATGCAGAAGTGCATGGAAGACGATAGTGGTGACATAGGGTATTGCCAGCTACTCAAGTTCATGTGTGCGGCCAGCAACTCGTGTTCTTCGTTTGAACCCGGCGGTCCGATTACAGAGGTTCAATAGTGGACGTTGTTGATTTTCTCTCAAGGTATCAGAAAACCTTGCAAACCCGTATTGATGATATTAGTTTATCAGTAACAAGCGGTAGCGCTTCCGATATGGAGCACTATCGCGCGATGATAGGTGAGATTCAGGGGATCACCTATTCACTTGAAGAGTTACGCGCCCTGCTAAAAAAGGTTAACTATGACGACGCTTCTAGTACCTGACCATATCCTCCGGCAACAGCAAGCCAAGAAAAAAGCTGAAGAAGAAGCCTCCAAGAAACCCGCAACAGAACGAATCCCGCAGCCCACCGGCTGGCGGGTTCTTGTCATGCCTTATCAAGGCAGGGCGAAGACTGAGGGTGGAGTTTACGTTCCCGACCAAGCCAAGGACCGAGAAGCACGTGCCACTGTTGTGGCGTACGTGGTTCGTCTTGGGCCACTAGCCTATCAGGATCCGGACAAATTTGGTCCTGATTGCAAGCCGTGGTGCCAAGAGGGCGACTGGGTTTGTATTGGTCGGTACGCTGGATCGCGCTTCCAGATTGAAGGTGGCGAGGTCCGTATCATCAATGACGACGAAGTCATTGCAACCATCATCGACCCCGATGATATCAAGACATACGGAGCCTAGTATGCAGAACAATCTTGCTGAGAAGGAAGAAGAACTGGAGGTCGTCACTGCTGACGATGAAGAGCAGCAGCCAGAAGATGTTTCACGTGAAACATCTGAAGAAGACGCCCCGGCGGAGCAAGAGGCAAAGCCGGATGAGTTAGAGCAATATTCGGAATCTGTTCAGCGTCGTATTTCAAAGCTGACAAACAGGTTTCGGGAAGAAGAACGCCAGCGTCAGGCGGCTATCGAGTATGCCGAGGCAGTCAAGAAGCAGAATGATGAGCTTCGTGCCCGCATTGACAAGCTCGATCAGTCTTACGTGGGTGAGTTTGGCAACCGCGTAGAGGCAGATGCTGCCGCTGCCAAAGAAGCGTATCGCAAAGCCTATGAAGATGGTGACGCGGACGGCATGTTCGAGGCACAGCAGCGCATTAGCCGCATCGCTCTGGAGCAGGCCCGATACGAAGAAGCCAAGCGCCGGAACGAGCAGCGTCAGGAACAGCCTGCCGTGGACCCAACGCCACAGCCGCAGCGTCAGGAACAGCCGCAACAACCGCAGCAACCTGACCCTAAAGCTGAAGCATGGGCGCAAAAAAACGAATGGTTCGGCAATGATCAGACCATGACATATGCAGCTTTTGGTATTCATCGGCAACTTATTGAGGATGAGGGGTTTGACCCAACCTCGGATGAGTATTATAGTGAGCTTGACAAACGTGTTCGCACAGAGTTCCCGCATAAATTTGCGGAAGCAAAGCGCGATACTGGACCCAGAGTCGCTTCTGCTGGGTCAACGGCGTCAAAGTCGTCGTCACCAAAGGGGCGCAGAACAGTCAAACTGACTCCATCGCAGATTGCGATTGCGAAGCGATTGAATGTTCCGCTCGAGGAATATGCCAAGTACGTGAAGGAGTAAGTTATGGCTAACAGGAAACCACGCGAAGCAGAGACTCGCGCAACCACCCAGCGGCGCAAGCCCTGGACCCCGCCTTCCAAGTTGGAGGCGCCCGAAGCACCGGCTGGTTATCAGCATCGTTGGGTCAGAACCGCCATTCGTGGTGAGGATGACAAGACCAACGTACACTCGAAGCTCCGTGAGGGGTGGGAACCAGTACGTGCAGACGAGTACCCCGACCTTGCAGATCGCTATCCAGTGATCGAGGAAGGCAAGAATGCTGGAGTTATCGGCGTAGGCGGCTTGATGCTGTGCCGGATTCCAGAGGAAACGGTCGAAGAGAGAACTGAATATTACCGGGATCAGACCCGCAATCAGATGCGTTCCGTTGACGAAAACCTTATGAGGGAACAACATCCCTCGATGCCTATCCACAACGATAGGCAAAGTCGTATAACCTTCGGAGGAAAAGATTCCTCCTAGCTTATGAGGTAGAGCAATGGCAAATGCCAATGTTGGCTTCGGCATGAAGCCCATTAATACCGCTGGTAGCACTCCTGCTACTTCCGGTACTAATGCGTATCACATTAAGTCAGACGCAAGCGCGATTTTTCAAGGTTCTCCG